AGGCAGCCTTGACGGGAATCCCGATTCGTGAGTCATTAGAGGTAAAATCCAGCAATGCTGCCCATAGTGAGTACGAGCGGGTGATAGAGCTGCTGTCTGCTGCAGGAAAAATGATGCGCTCTACGAAGCGGTCATCAATGACTACTGCGTCTATAAAGCCGATATTCTCCGTTACATGGAGATGCGCGAGGCAATTAGGGATGATGACAGTATTGACTCCGGCAAAAGGTACAAGCTGATCATGGATGCAGACAGCCGGATCGAGACATACAGGGCGAAGCGATTTGCCATTGAGAAGGAAAACGGCTTCACCATCGCAAGCGCACTGCGGGCGATCCCGAAAAAGCCGGAAGTTAAAAGTGATCCATTACTTGATGCGTTACGGGGTGGCGCAGATGTTGTATGAGAAAGCGATGGATTATGCGCAGAGATGTATCTCTGGTGAGGAAATCACAACACCGGAAGTGAAAAAGCAGTGTGAATGGTTTCTTGAGGATCTGGATAAACAAAATCAAGAAATTTATGCGTACTATTTTGACCACAAGAAATTGCGCATTGTTGAGAATCTTCTGAAAATTATGAACTTTGCAACGGGCATAGGTGTTGTAGGAAAGCGGATATACGATGCGCTGGAAGATTTCCAGGCTTTTTTTATTGCCAACATTTTTGGCTGGCGGTGCAAATCTGATCCAGACAAATTCCGATACCGAGAAGGAATACTATTTGTTCCGCGAAAAAATGCAAAGACGTTTTTGGTTGCGCTGGTCATCATCATTCTAATGTTGACAGAAGAGAATTACAGTGAGTTTTATTCCATTTGCTTGGACCGGGACCTGGCCGGCGAGGTCAAAAAGGCCATCCGGCAGATCATTGAGGCGAGTCCTGCTTTGATTGAATATTTCCGCATCCCCAAACCTCTATCAGGCCGGGTAGAATGTATGCTTACCCACAGCTTTTACCAGCCGCGCACAGCAGAGGCCAATAGAAATAATGCGATCAGACCATCTGCTTTTGTCGCTGACGAATACGGTGCCATGAAAGACAATTCAAATGTTGCCGCCATGAAATCCGGCCAGTTAAGCGTGAAGAATCCCCTAATGTTCAAAGTGACAACGGCATATGCAGAAGACAAATCCATCATGTTGGACGAGCTGGATTATCTGCGGCGTATTTATGGGGAGACAGAAGCAGATGACCGCCTATTTGCAATGCTGTATTATGCGCCGGAGGAGCACCTGTGGGATGATATAGGACTGCAAATGGCAAATCCGTTGCGTGTGCCGGAAAATTATTATGAGATAAAAGAAAGCCGTGCAAAAGCTCTGGCAAAGCCTTCAGAACGAGAAGAATTTCTTACAAAGCATATGAATCACTTCGTGCCAAGCAACAGCGGCGAGGCGTTTATTGCAATCGAAGATATAAAAAAGTGCCGCAGTGATGCTGCAATCGATTGGACGGGACGCGATGTGTATGTTGGGATCGATTTAGCGATGACAAATGATAACTGCGCCGTTGCGATGGTTGCAGCAGACGGAGATAAGATCATAGCAAAAGCATGGTCATTTATACCGGCAGAAAGAGTTGACAGCAAAAGTAAGCTGGAGCGAACGGATTATAGACGGTTTATACAAGCTGGCTCCTGTTTTCCATGCGGCGACGAGGTCGTCAGCTATGAGTTTATTGAACAGTTTATTGTTGAGCTGCCGGAAAAATATGGCGTGAACGTGCTGCAGATCGGTTACGACCGCTATAACTGCATCAGTACGGCAAATAAACTGGATGCTGCCGGATTTGAATGTATAGAGATTAAACAGCATTCTAGCGTCCTGCATCCGCCAATCAAGCTGCTTCGAGACAGTATCCTTGGCGGGAATTTCAAATATAATGCCGATATGCAGTATGAAGGCAACTTTCAAAATGCAAGAGCGTTGTATGATACAAATCTGAATATGTACTTAAGCAAGAAAAAAAGCACAGGGAAAATCGATATGTTGATGGCAACAGTAGATGCGGTATACCTGCTGCAGCAAGATATGCTGTTCGGCGCAGATGAGTTTGTAGTCCAAACATAGGAGGGTGCAGATGGGGCTCTTTCAAAAAAATAAAGCAGAAGTAAGAACGGGTGAAATACAATTTGATGATGCGCTGCTGAAAGCACTGCTGGGAAGCGGCACGGTCACAAAAGAGATGGCACTGCAGATCCCGACTGTCAGCGCCGGCATCGATTTGATCGCTAACGTGATCGCCAGTACACCTATCAAGCTGTATAAGGAGTCTGGTGAGCAAACCGAGGAGATAAAAAAAGACCCCAGGCTCCGGCTGCTGAATGACGAGACTGGGGATACGCTGAATGCCAATGAGTTTTGGCGGGCCATCACAAGGGATTATTTTCTTGGCAAAGGCGGCTATGCGTTCATTAACCGGGAAAAAGGGAAGATAAAAAGTCTTCACTATGTGGATGAGGCTCAAATCACGATCCAGAAGAATAGTGACCCGATTTTCAAAGATTTTGACATCTTGGTACAGGACCGGTCCTATAAGCCATTTGACTTTTTGAAAATACTCCGAAATACGAAAGATGGAGCCGCAGGCACGCCGATCACCCAAGAGAATAGCAAACTGATAGAGGTGGCCTATGAGTCACTTTTGTTTGAACGGAGCTTGGTACAGCGGGGCGGAAACAAAAAAGGTTTTTTGAAGGCGGAAAAGAAAGTCGACGATGCATCTTTGACGGTACTGCGCAGAGCGTTTGCCAATTTGTACAGCAACCAATCTGATAACATGATGGTCCTAAACGGTGGTATCGATTTCAAAGAATGCTCCAATACGCCGACAGAGCTGCAACTGAACGAAAATATGGCATCTAATGCTGAAGAGTTTGCAAAGATTTTCCATGTCTCGACCGCCATGATGTCCGGCAAAGCCGCAGACGCAGATACGGCCAATCTTGCCAAGTTGGCGGCGATCCCGCTGATGACAACAATTCAATGTGCCTTAAATCAGGACTTCCTTCTGGAAAAAGAGAAGGGAGTTTTTTATTGGGCCTTTGATACGAAAGAGCTGCTGAAGGGCGACCTGGAGAGCCGTTTTGCAGCATACAAGACGGCGCTGGATGCCAACTTTATGAGCATTGACGAGGTGCGCTATTTGGAGGATATGCCTGCGCTTGGCGTGAATTGGCTGAAACTTGGACTTGACAGTGTGCTATATGACCCGGATACAAAGGACATTTATACGCCTAATACCAATAAGTTAAGCACGATGGGGCAACAGCCTTCAGAGATGGATTTGAAGGAAGAGTTGCTTCCAAAACAGATGACACCTGATTTAATGGAGCCGAGAGCAAACCCAAATCATGACCCGAAAAACGGACAATTTACGAATGGAAAATCGTCTGGGGGTGGTATTGGCGGCGAAAAAGGCTTGACAAGTGGTGGAGAAAGTGGTAGTCTACAATCTTCCCCTGGAGCGATCAGCGCAACAGGTGCCAACAAATTTGAAAAAGGCTTTTCAGAGAAAAATCTAACAAAGCACGTTAAAAAGCATGGTGCGAAAGAGTACCCGGATATGACACCTGAAGAATACAATCGATGTGCATTAGAATTGGTACAGAGCAAAACGACAGAAGATATATTAGGCTATAAAACTGCTGACAACTCTGTTGTTCGATATAGGATTTCTACAAACGACTTTGTGAAAGGTTATCCTGAAACAGGAATAGCAACCATGTACAAGCCGAAAAGTAATAAAGAAAAAGGGTATAAATACTTTTTAAGTAAACAAAAAGAAGAGGGAATTACTGATGATTAAATGTCCGATATGTGGTAAATATGAATTTGAAAAAGTAGATGACTATGAAATATGTGAAGTATGTGGATGGGAAAATGAACAGTATCAATTTAATCATCCGGATGAAGGCGGCGGTGCCAATGAAATGAGCCTGAATGAGTATAAGGCAGCGTGGGAAGCAGGCAAGCCTTGCCATTAGAATTAAAAACTAAAGCACTTTGCAAATTGCAGAGTGCTTTTTTATACGCCGAAAGGAGGTGATAGATATGCAAATTGAAATCAGAGCTGACGGCGCTCATATTTCCGGTTATGCAAATGTAGTGGAAAGAAAAAGCAGGCCGGTCATCACACCGCATGGCAAAGTAGTTGAAGAGATCGAGCCTAGGGCCTTTGAGCGGGCGCTGGAGCGGGCAGACAATGTGACATTGACCAAAGACCACGAGCCGGATTTAGTGCTGGCAGAGACGCGCTCTGGGAGCTTGAGCCTGTATGAGGACTCTATTGGCCTGCATTATGACGCGACCGTCACAGACCATCAGACGATTGAAGAGGCACGGGCCGGAAAAATCAGAGGCTTGTCCTTTGGTATGCGAAACGTTGTTGACACTTTGGAAGAGCGAGCAGGAGAGCTGCCGCTGCGCAAGATTCAGGAATTAGACCTGGACCACATCACCTTGGTTGTCAAAAAGCTGCCGTGCTATTCGGCAACGTCGGTGGAACTGCGAGCGGATGCAGAGGTAGACATTGAGACAAGAGCAAATGAAGAGACCCCGCAAATTACGGAGGCAGAGCCGGAGACGCCCTGCGCTCCGTTTTTTGATAACTCGGCCTTTAGGAGCCGGGTAGAAGCCATTAAAAAGTAGAAATTGAAGGGAGAAATGCAATGACGAATTTGAAAGCACTGATGGAAAAAAGAGCGGAGCTGCAGCAGTCTATGGACGAGCTGGTCAGCACTGCGGATCAGGAGACAAGAGCGATGACGGAAGAAGAGGTCGCCAAGTTTGACGCGGCAGAGCGGGAAATCAAGGCAATCGATGAGACCGTCGCAAGAGAAGAGCGGGCCAGGAATGTAGAAAAGAAGGCGATCCCTGACGCAGCTGAAGAGCGGGCAATTCAGGAAGAGGCCGACTTTGCAAACTTTATTCTGGGTAAGGTATCGGAGCTGCGTGCCGGCGAACAGAATATGACAATGGCCAACAACGGCGCTATTATCCCGACGTCCATTGCCAATCGCATTATCAAGGCCGTCAAGGACCGCTGCCCAATTTTGGCAAAGGCGACGATTTATAATGTCAAAGGTACGCTGAAGGTGCCTGTGTGGGGTAAAGCCAACGGTACCCATGACATCACCGTGGGCTATCAAAACGAATTTACAGAGCTTACAGCAGATGCAGGCAAGTTTACCTCTGTAGACCTGTCCGGTTATCTGGCAGGCGCTCTGTCACTGATCGGCAAGAGTGTGGAGAACAACGGTACTTTCTCTGTGGTGAATTTTATTGTCAATCAGATGGCAGAGGAGATCGCCTCCTTCCTGGAAAAAGAGCTGCTTGTCGGTACTGCCAATAAGGCGACCGGCGCATTGGACACTACTACAAGCCTGACTGCTGCCGGCGCAGCGGCTATTACAGCAGATGAGCTCATCGATTTGCAGTCTAAAGTTAAGCAGGTCTACCAAGCCAATGCCTGCTGGACCATGCATCCGGATACCTTTGTGGCCATTAAAAAGCTGAAGGACAGCAATAACCGTTATTTGCTCCAGGATGACGTCACTGGAGAATTTCCGTACCGGCTGCTGGGAAAGCCTGTCTATCTCTCTGACAATATGCCGACGCTGGCAGCAGGTGCAAAGACGGTACTCTACGGCGATTATTCCGGTCTTTCTGTCAATATGCGGGAGAACATCTCTGTAGAGGTTTTGCGGGAGAAATACTCGACTATGCACGCGATTGGCGTCGTTTCCTGGTTTGAGTTTGACAGCAAGGTAACTGACAATCAGAAGCTGGCTGTGCTGGTGCAGAAGGCAGCATCCTAATAATACAAGCCGGAAAGGAGCGTGCGCATTTGAAGATCAGTGAGATCCAGCAGACAGATGTGGCAAACTACCTGCGGCTGGAGGAAGGCGACTATGACAGCAGCCTGCTGCAGGCCGTTATGGATGCAGCGAAAAAGTTTATTTTGAGCTATACGGGTATTTGCGACCTGGATGATTACGAGGACTTTTCCATCGCCTATCTGGTACTCTGCCAGGATATGTTTGACAACCGCACGCTTGCTGTAGAGGACACGGCAGTCAACCGCGTCGTAGAGAGCATTTTGGGGCTGCATACGAGGAATCTTTTATGAATGTGAATCCTGGAGAGCTGAAACAGAAAATTGAGATTCTGAAGCGGGAAACGGTCCCGGATCAGGACGGCTATGGCGTCAAATGCGTCGAGACAGTCGTGCATCGGTGCCGCGCAAAATTCAGCCGGACAAGCGGTACAGAGATTCAAAAGGCCGACACAGATTTTTCAGAGATCAAGGCACGGTTCCTGATTCGCTTTACAAAGAAGCCTCTGGACCGGCGAATGATTATTCGGTATCGGCAGGATCTGTATGAAATACTCTATCTCAATGACTATAACGACAGTCACGAGTACATTGAGATATGGTGCCAAAAGTTGAGCGTGGAGGACTGACATGAGCCTAAATCAAGTAATACGGACGGCTATTTTACCGCTGGTGCCGATTTGTGTTCCTGATCTATACAAGCCACAAGGAAAACCGGCAGCTTCAGAGTACTGTACATTTCAGTATTCCGAGCTGCCGGCCTGCTTTGGAGACGATGCGCCGGCGTCTATACGGTATCTCGGCCAGCTCCATTGGTTTTTGCCCTGGACGGATAAAAAGGGCGCTGCGGTCAATCCACTGGGAAAGAAGAGGAAGATACGACAGGCATTGTTTGAGGCAGGCTGCACTTTCCCGGATGTGACGAACGCTTCTGATGAAGTTTCACAGCATTACGTATTTGAGTTTGAATTTGTCGAGGGAGTAGACCAGGATGGCTAGCTTTGGTTTCAGCGGAATCGAAGAGCTTATGGCGGCTCTGCATGAAATTTCCAATTTATCGGACGACACGGTAGAGCAGCTGCTGCTTGCAGAGGCAACTGTTGTGGAAAAAGCACAGAAGCAGACGGGTCTTGCAATGGGCGTACATCGTACCGGCGTCACATTGGACTCTATTTCGCACGGAAAACTGAAAAAAACGGCAAACGGCGGTCGTGCGCTCTATGTCTATCCCCGTGGAGTCAATTCCAAAGGGAATAGAAATGCAGAGGTCGCCTTTATCAACGAATTTGGAAAAACCAATCAAAAAGCACGTCCGTTCATCAAGACAGCAAATGAGACGTGCGCAGACGAGGCAGTAGATGCGGCTGCCAAGGTATATGCCAATTATTTGGCGTCAAAAAATTTATAACGGAGGGAAATAAATGAGCAAAGTAAAAACAGGCATGAAACTGCCTAAATTTGCAGTTATCAAAACAGAGCCGGCCAATGCTCTGCCGACTTATGATACGGAGATCGTGACGATTGGCGAGGCGATCACCGGTAATCTGACCGTGAATCAAGCCAGCGGAGAGCTGTACTCTGACGATGCGCTGAATATTAAAGTCACGGACTTTTCTAACGGCTCTCTGTCCCTGGAAACAGACGGCCTTGACGATGAAGTGGCGACGGTTATTTTCGGTGCAACGTCGGCAGAAGGTCTCGTGACATATTCTGCCGGGGATGTGGCTCCTAATGGCGGCTTGACATATTACGTCCCTATGCGGGATAAGACCGGGACGGCCTACTATAAGGGATATTACTTCCCCAAGGTCCAGGCGGCGATGGGTAATGACAATGCTTCCACACGAGGAAGCTCTATCAGTTTCCAGACGGCCAGCACCACGTTTACTGTTATGAAATGCAACAGCGAGGTATGGATGCAGACCGAGATCCTGGAGACAGAAAGTGCTGCCGTTACTTGGTGTGAGACCAAATTGGGAAAAACGACAAATGCATCTTAAGAAGGGGGCGGAAACGCCCTCTTTAGTTTAGGAGGTTTCCTTGAAAGCGATTGAATACAAATTGGATGGCACAGCGTACTATCTTGTCTTTAATGGCTTTGCAATGTTTGAGTTTGACGAACAATTTAGGGGTGCCAGCCGTTTGATGGAATCGGTACAGACAGTTGGAAAAAACTCATTTGAGTTGCTTTGCAAAGCTACGGCAATTTTGGCAGAACAGGGAGAGCTGGCAAGAAGGGCGCTTGGATATGAGAAGCAGCCGATTCCAACACTGGAAAAAATCAGAGCGGTAGCGACGCCGTTAGATGTGATCGGGATGCGTACTGCTGTAATGCAGGCAATCATGGCAGGCTACGGCAGAGAAATAGAATCGGACGAAGATGTAGACCTAGTCTTGTTGGAATTGAGTCAAAAAAAAACGAGCGTTTGAAAAAGAGCGAGTATTTGAGTCTCGGAATCAAACTTGGTTTGACTGCAGCAGAGACGCTGTGGCTGAAGCCAGGGACGGTATTTGATATGCTAGAGCTAAAAAACCGTGAATTGAGAAAGGAGGGACCGGAGCAATGGCAGTAAGGACAATTTCAACAAAATTAGCCATCGAGGGCGAACAAGAGTATAAACGCTCGATTGCCGACATCAATTCATCCTTAAAAACTCTGCAGTCTGAACTTCAAAAGGTAGAAAGCCAGTACCAAGATAACGCTAATTCTGTTAAAGCTGTCCAGGCGAAGAAAGATGCTCTTTTGAAAATCCAGGACAAAGAGCGGGAAAAGCTCAAAGAGTTAAAACTGGCCCTTGAAAATGCGCAAAAAGCGCAGAAGCAACACGCGGACTCTTATGCTTCATATAGTGCAAAGGTTTCAGAGGCAGAACGAAAACTGGCTGCACTGAAAAATTCCACCGGTGATACGGCTGAAGAGCAGAAAAAGCTGACGCAGGAGCTGGAAGAGTATAAGAAAGCACAGGCCCAGGCGAAATCTTATCAGGATGCGGCAACTCGCGGCGTGGAGGAATGGCAGACAAAGGTCAATCGCGCTGAAAAAGATGTGAATGACCTGACGTCCAGCATTAAAAAGACCAATAAAGCATTAGTAGAAGCTAAAAGCAAATTCAAGGAATTTTCCGCTGCAGCAGATAACTTGAATAGCGTGGGAAATAAGCTGTCAGTGGGACTTACAGCTCCTCTAACTGCGGCTGGAACTGCCGCCGTTTCCTATGCCAGCAATACCGACGAAGCGCTCAACAAGGTCGAAGTGGCCTTTGGAGATTCCGCAAATATAATTAAGCAGTGGTCAGATACGACATTGACATCTTTAGGTCTGGCAAAGGGTACAGCCTTGGATATGGCCGCCTTGTATGGCGATATGGCGACAGCGATGGGCTTTACCGATGAAAAAGCGGCGGAAATGTCAAAGTCACTGGTAAGTCTGGCTGCTGATCTGGCATCTTTTAAGAATATCTCCATTGAAACAGCTAATACGGCCCTAAAGTCGATTTTTACCGGCGAAACTGAAAGCCTAAAAAATCTTGGAGTCGTAATGACCGAGACAAATTTGAGCAACTATGCGATGTCTCAAGGCTTCAAGGAAACCTATTCTCAAATGGACCAGGCGGAAAAAGTGGCACTACGTTATCAATACGTTATGGAGATGACCGCCAATGCTCAAGGCGATTTTGCCCGGACATCAGATGGCACAGCAAATCAGCTTCGCATTCTGCAGGAGTCCATAAAAGAGGCGGCGGCAACCCTTGGCAGTGAGCTGTTGCCAATCGTCACGCCAATTATTCAAAATCTTGGAAAGCTAGTCCAGTCATTTACAGATTTGGATGAGGGAACAAGAAAAGCTGTTGTACAGGTTGGCTTGTTTTTGGCAGCACTTGGACCGTCGCTGAAACTTACAGGTGGATTTACAAATGCATTAGGCGGCGCTATCAAGGCATTATTCTCTCTGAAAGCTGCACAGGCTGGTGCGACTACAGGGCAGATGGCCCTCAATGCAGCAATTAAGTCTAATGGCATTACAGCACTGATCTCTGTGTTGGGCAGCGCGGCGGCGGCACTTATTTCTTGGATTGCTTCCAGCAAATTAGCAAAAGGTGCGCAAGAAGATTTTAATGATGAATTAAAAAAAGCGCAAGAGACACTGGAGGAGTCTCAAACTAAAACACTGGCAACCGCAGCTGTCGCAGAGCAGTACATTGATAACCTGAAAGAGCTGGAAGAGACAGGTCTCAAAACAGATGAGCAGCAGAAGGAATATCACAATACGCTAGTGCTGCTCACAAGAACGATTCCGGAGCTTGCGGATCAGATTGATTTGCAGACAGACAAAATCAATGGCGGCTACGAAGCCTTGGAGAAATATACAGACGCTTGGGTTGAAAATGCCGAACAGCAGGCGCGCCAGACTTATCTCGATAGCGTATACGACACATACATTGAAAAATTAGAGGAAGTCGCTGAATATGAGATCAAGCTGACAGAAGCACAGCAAAAGAAAGAAGCGGCAGTAAAAAAGCAAAGAGAGGCGCTAGAAGAGTCTAACGAAATCTATCAAAAAGCCATGGAGACCCGTGGCTATATGACAGAGGAAGAGCAGATAGCGTACAATGCTCTGGATGAGTCTATACGAGAACTGGATAAAGACATTTCCAAAGCCAATAAAGAGATTAAAAAATATAGCGAAGCACTTGATGAATCCAAAGAAGAGGCGGCGGAGGCAAAGGAAGCGGCGGACTCTACAAAAGATGCGGTAGGCAAGATCACTGAAGAGTTAGATGCATTGACCGACAGTCTGGAAAACAACTCCGAGCAAGTGGAACAAGTTGTCAGAAGTACTGAAGATTTTGAAAAGGCCCAGCAGGAACTGGAGAATCAAACTAAAAACCTAACAAAAGAGAATGAGCTGCTTTCCAATGCGCTGAAAGAACAAGAATCCAGTGGTTCTCTCAGTCTGGATACAACCTTACAGCTGATCGAAGCCGGCTATGCCGCAGCGTTGGCTATTGATGAAGAATCAGGGGCTGTAACGCTTGACAAGGATGCTTATGTTAATTTAGCGAGAGCAAAGATTGAAGATCAGATAGCTTCCGTCAATACACAGTTAGAAAGTGCCAAGGCAAAGCAGGCCCTGTGGGAGGAAGCATATGCAGCGGCCATGGCGGGTAATTCCTATGCAGGTGCGGCAGAGGCAAAAGCTCTATATGATGACGCCAGTGCAGATGTAACGGGCCTACAGGCGCAAAGGGCTGCGCTAGAAGAGTTGTTAGGGCAACTGGGGCAATATCCGCCAACAGCTTCTGCGGCGGCGGGCGCATCTAAAGCGTTAAAAACCCAGGCCGAAAAAGATGCAGAGACTTTTAAGAATCTAAAAAAAGATCTGGATCATCAGCGCAATATGGACCTGCTGAATGATAAAGAATATTATGAAAAGCTGCAAGAGTACCGCGATAAATATCTGACAGATGACTCAAATCTTGACGAATACCGGAAGACCACAGAGGAAATATTCAAATACGATAAACAGCTGGCAGATGAAGAAAATGAGCTCTGGGAGAAGCAGACTAACGAGCTGATCGACACCCTGGAGGATCGACTAAATGCCGTCAAGGATAAACAGGAGGACATGGCTGATAAAATGTCAGACTATGGCGACCTGTTCAAAATTGAAGACGACGGCAGTGTCACATTAGGAGATCTGCAGGAGCAGACAGACGCTATCGAGGAATACGGCGACGTTCTGGATATGCTGAAAGAGAAGGGCGTCAGTGACGGAATACTCCAGGAAATTCTTTCAATGGACGTTGACGAGGCTACGGCATATGGCAAAAAACTCTTGGAGATGTCCGATGAAGACTTTGAAAAGTATAATGGCCTTTGGGAAGAAAAGCAAAAGACTGCACAGGAAATCTCGGCTAGGTTTTATGCCAATGAACTTAAGACTCTGGAAGAAGAGTACAATGAAAAATTAGGCAACTCGCTCGATACAATGAAAGATACGGCCTTTACCAGTGGTGAAAAGACAGGGCAAGGGCTGTTGGATGGATTATCTTCCAAAGAACAAGAGATTTATGCCAAAGCGAGATCTATTGCTGATGAAATCTCCAGATTATTGTCAGCTGCATATCCGGAAGAACCTACGGTCGACGGCTCCCATGCCGGCGGCCTTCCGTTTGTTCCTTATGATGGCTATATAGCAGAGCTGCACCAGGGAGAACGAGTTTTGACGGCAGAAGAGGCAAAAGCATATCTTGCGCGATCTATTCCGTCGGACTTATCCGTTACCCCTAGCAGAAACCAGGGGCAGGAAGCTGTGAGTGCTATGGTCAACGGTATTGCAGGTGTTATGTCACAGACTAGACAGACCTCTGGAACACCGATACAAATCAAACTCGTATTAGAAAACGGGAAAGAACTTGCATCTGTGGTTTATGACCCGCTTAAGGATATGAAAAAACAAAGAGGTGAGTAAGTGAGGAAAACGATTGCAATAACGAATGGCACTATGACTGTAGAAATGCCAAAAGTGAAGGCGGTCGAAGTTGGTGCTGTAGAAGTGGCGATTTCCAAGCAAATGGCATCCGGAAAAATCGTCAAAGATGTCACGGGCTACCGGCCAACCATTTTAGCCAGTTGGGATTTTGTTCCTGCTGATACGATCACCAATTTGCTGACATTGCTTCGCAGCGGTAGCTTTTTTACGGTGCTTTATCCGGCACCGACCGGAGATGAAAGCGGCATATTTTCTATTACATATCCGACTCTGGGCCTATTTTCCTTCATTGGCGGTATCCCGGTTTGGCATAATGTCACCCTTTCCATGGAAGGGCAGGTGGCGGAGTGAAGCAGACCAGTAGTTCTTATCAAGCATACCCTGATAGCCGGAGAGTCGACGTCAGAATATCGTTCCGACTGCTGGATAAAGATGCAAGCGACAATGCCTCACTCACACATAATGGGGCAGAATCTATCAGCAATGTGGAGACAATTTTACAGGAAGAGCATCACGCTTCTGTCAAAAAACAGACACTTGAAAAGAACCTGTGGATCCTGGATGGGAGCTGGAGCTGTACAAACGGAAATATCGGATATTGGAGTTCGGCTTTATCGGGACCTGACTGTATGTTTTCCGAACCACCGAAACTGACCGCGACTCTTTCAGCGCCTGCTTCCAGCATTGGATTTTCTCTGCAATTTGATGATTTGGCAGAATGCTGGCCGACACTGATCAAGATAACGGCCTATCAAGGAGAGACGCTGCTGGCAGAAAAGATATTTTCAAACTCTGGTGATTTTTTAGCGGCAGATATGCCGGTTGAAAATTATGACAAGGTCGTCTTTGAGTTTCTGAAAACAGACAAGCCTTACAGAAGGATCAAACTCTACGAGCTTCTGTTTGGTATCGTGCAGCAGTATAGTGCCGACAATCTGGTGACGGCGACATTCAAAGCTGGGTGTGCGATAGATGGAGAAAGTCTACCGGCGCGGGAGTTTGTCTTTGTAATTGAAAACCAGGATAAAAAGTATAACTTTGTAAATCCGAAAGGGATTTATAAATATCTGCAAGATGGCCAGGAGATTCGTCCCAAAGTGTTGATCGGCGGCGAAGAAGTCGACATGGGGACACACTATTTCACAAAGGCGGAAGCCAGAGACGGCGCATTGACGGCGGAAATCACTGCCCATGACCCGGTTTATTGGCTTGATAACGAAACTTATGACGGTGGCACTACAGGGCAGTGGACGCTTCAAGAAGCACTTGCTGCTGTTTTAGATTCACAATATGAGATAGATCTACCGGCATCACTTGCCTCTAAAATTGTCAATCGCTGCATTCCGGTCGAAACTTCAAAACGTGAGGCATTGCGACTTTTAGCACAGGCAGCCTGCTGCTCTTGCTGGTTTGATAGAAATGGGAAATTTACTTTTCGAGAGCTTTCCATGACAGATATTCCTGTTGATACGCTGACAGAAGACAATATGGAAGCTATGGATGGAATCGGCACGTCAGAAAAAATCGACCGTGTGGAGCTGACAGTGAGGAATGAATTTTCCAAGAGCGACCAAACATTTATATCCGGTACCGGGAAAAATACATTTTCAATACAAAATCCATGCGCATACAATGGACAAGCTGTTGCAGACTGGCTTTTGGCGGTAAAACAATATCGATTGCAGTACGATTGTATTAATCGTGGAAATCCTGCAGTCGAGATCGGTGATACGATTACGATTTACAATGCCTATGACGAGCCGGGTAATGCCGTAGTATATGAATATACGATGGAGTTTAACGGTGGCTTGACAGAGACTACAAAGGCCATCGGAGCAACGCTTTAGGGGGATTTATATGGCAATCGAGTATTTGAATCCAGAAGACCGATATGATATAGAGGTTTTTAACCGGAACTTCAAGGCAGTTGAAGATGCAGTCAACCACGCAGAGTTGATGCAGAATACAGTTTGGGACTCAACACAAGATGGCATCATTTCCATCACAGCCTATGACTGGGATGGGGAATTATTGGGCAATTTTGCATTTGTAAAGGCATCTGATCCAGAGACTCAAGCAGCTAATGCGCAAAAGGCAATCGATGCGTTTGTTGGCAGTGAACCCATTCAGGCAAAGCTGACCAGTCATGCCGGCTATGACTTTTTGGCATGGGTGAAAGATGATAATAGCATACCGACGTCGTATGGGAAATATGCGGATTTAGTCAATGATATCAGGGAGTTGACGATAAATGCGGATGATATTGCAGATTTTGGCAGTATGACAGAGAGCTGTGTCGTTCGAGCAGCATATACCACAAATGATAATATTGTTTTGGGGCCAACGCTTTCAGAACGCGAGTATTCCATAACAGTTGACCGATTTGAACGAACGTATTCTTCAAGTTCATATTTTACAGTCTATGCGACTATTCGGAGGGAGAATGTCCCCCGAATGGTAATGGGAGTTATGGTTGCAGAAGAGTTTTTTGCATATGGAATTAACGCCACTGGTGATAAGTACGCGAATACCATTATGAATACTGATTTGATAAAACTACGTGGTTCTGACGTAGAACAAATTAAGGTTACAGTCTCTTGCTATCCAGCTGCACCAGCCACGGGGAAAACGCCAGAAGAGAACGTATCAACCGTTGCTGCTGGGGTGCATAGAGTTCAAATCTATCTTCGTGATAGTTTTCAGTCACCTTTTTCTGCTTATCCATCTTATCAATCATCAAGTAGCAGAGGGTTTTGTGGCCCATTTTCTGCAACTTTTACAAGCAAGCAAATCAGGAATAGCGCGACCGCTCAAACTACAGCATTGGTAAACGTCTATGATAATGGGACATTTTCTCAATATGGTACAGCGGCATCAATTTACAACGATTTTTGTAGATTTGATTCTACAAATTATTGGACTTCTGCATTTACTGCTATAATAATTCGACAACTTGGAATCCCGCCTTCTACATCAAGTAATGCTGTGAGAAATGCATCATATTCTCGTTGGCAAGAACTTGGGAAGCCCAATTTTTCCTATCCAACTTTTGATTTTGCAACATTGTATTACATACTTTCTGGGGAGGAGTATACCAATGCTGAAACTACAAACGATGGAGAAATTTAGTGTTGCAATATGCAATCAAAATTTTCTACTGATTGCACAACACTTGGAGGCGATTACCAATGCGCTTCAAAGACATTGAGATATATCCAAATGATTGGTTAGGTACTATCACCCACAGTGATATGATGGCGAATGATTTCCCTGTTATTGTTGATAGAACAGAAGAAGATGTCAGGATGATTTCAACGCTGAATAAAAAGCGGTACGACGATTTGACGCCAGAGCAGAAGAAAGAATGGAATGGCGTAGTCAAAGGTGCTTATAATGCCAGCGATATGAACAGAGTTGGACAAGCAGAGCAATATTTGGCCGAGCTGCTGCATGAGGCAGGGTACACGGTTAATGTCACACCAAAAACAGATTGGAAGATGGAAGATTTCCCTTATCTGCCGCAACTGATACAAATACGGTCTGATTCTATGTCTATAAATAGGGCAATGTCTGGAACAACAGGTAGTTTTCATCCTGGTGCACTTATCAGACTTGGGTTTGAGACAGCGAATAAAATTGAGCAGTATTTACTGGAAGCGTATAAGAATTTTCAACTTATGCAGCGAGGCTATTATTACAGTGGGGAGCTTTTCAGTGGGGAGGTTTAAGACATAAAAGATAGAATATCGAGATATCCCAAAAGAGTAACATTGACACCAGTAGAAGGTCAAGAAAATACATATGATTTAGTCCGCGCAGATGAGCCGATTGAAGTAGGCACGCCGCTTAATAAAGCGTCATTGCTGTCGGACGATACAGTAGCGGCCCTAAAATTGCAGCAGAGCAATCCAACTGTTAATGATGCGCTATTATCTTTGTGTGGAAAGGCCGAAATCGAACATGGCTCATATATTGGAACTGGTACATATGGAGAAAATGGGAAAACAGAAATTAACTTTTCTAACCAAGCAAACATGGTTGTTATTTGTCCTGATTATTTACACCGTGAACTTCCTGTTGTAATAAAAGGTCAAACAGAGCTTTGGACTGGTAATAGTAGTGATTATGCTTGTTCGGTTGAGTGGGGAGACACTTATTTAAGAATTTGGTCCAAAGATCGTTATGTGGAAGCAAATATTAGAGCAACTGCACAGTTAAATTCTAATGGACAGATTTATTATTATGTAGCTATTTAATAGAGAGAAGTTGTAGAGGAAAGATGGAGATAATAATTGCAATCCTTGGTGGCAGTGCTTTAGCAGCTTTGGTGAACCAGGTGGGAAATGCCCTACTCTGGAAACGGCAGCGCAAGGCATCACTGGATGACCAGGGCAACACACGCATGGACAAACTGGAGGCTGGTATGATGGCGATGATGTTAGACCGTATCCAGTATCTGTGCAAATGCTATATAGAAGACCAATCCATTGACGTAGATGACCGCCGACGCCTACATATTATGCACGACTGCTATCACGGTTTGGGCGGCAACGGCGATTTGGATACGTTAATGGAAGACGTCAATAAATTACCAATCAAATAAAGAAAGGGAGAGTAAAACATGAAAGAACTAAAGAATAACCGATTTCATACTATGAGAAAAGAGCTAGCAAAGATTAGCGAGGAAAGAAATGTAGACATTGACACGGCAATCTCCATGCTGGCCAAAGAGCAGAGATTTGAAGACTGGGGCAAGGAGGCCATGGAGTTTAAGACCTTTTTGGCAGACCTGGGCGGCGAAAACTATGAAGCATATTTCGCAGGCTAAAAGTTTGACAGGCAGCGAAACAATTTGTTAAAATAAAACTGCCCTCTCAATGAGGGCAGGGCGCTGCCATATACGGTAGGCGGTTAGCTACTCCCTGGAAAGGGAGGTGATGCTGATGTGGGATAGGGCCAGTAGATTTCTGCTGTGTCTTTTGTACATAGTCTTTTTGACATATGTCTTCACCATAAAAGCGAGATAGCCGCCCCAGCCAAGGAAACGGCTATCTCTTTTGATGCCATAATTCCGGGCTAACCGCTTATCGGCAGCGCCTTTTCTATGTTTATTATATCGCAAGGCACGAATTTGTCAACTGATACTTAAAAGTGCTGGAGGGGAAACAGCCTGTGTAGCTCATGAGTTTTTTACACGCCGAATCATATTAGAAACATCGCTGTTTGCATTGGCAACATGGATTTTTATGGTAGGATGGTTGTTCTGGAAGACAACAAATAGTTCATGGGTAAATGCCTGACCAATTTGAGGGACATTCAAAAAATCAAATGTTATTTCTTCAAAACCTTCCATAAAAGTTCCGAGTCGTCTGGCTTCTGATCTGGAGACTGGGTAACCATTTTCAAACATGTGGGCGATTGGGATTTGTGTTTTGAAAAAACCTTTATCAGGGTCTGTGAACATATCGAATACCTCCTTTAGGAGTTTCGTTGAAGTGTTTGAAAGTGTCATATCAACAGCTGTACCACTGTCTTTAGGGAACTCTTTGGCGTCAATCCTGTAATCCGAAAAAGACTTATGAGCAAAAATCTTTTTGTCTGAATAGATATAGAAACGATCCAAAGCTCTAGAAGTGAAAAAGATACCCTCTCCAGAATGATTCTTGCGTGCAGTTGTCAACTTACCGGGGAATAATGCGTCCACCGCTTCATCCAAAGTGATCGATTCTTCCAATTCTTCTTGGAAATACTTTTGGATTTTACGGAAAATACCGATGCCGTCATCAACGATATAAATGCCAGTATTCAAATAATTCTGGGAGACAAGGCATTGAATGTTTGTTGCCATTGAATGTTCGATAGCGTTATTCATCATCTCGGTAAAAGCATACCGCCAAATATCTTGAACATTTTTAGGAAGGGAAGAAACCAACGGAGCAATATCTTTTGTATATATCCGATCTTCTTCCAAACGATTGGAAAGAGAATAATTGAAAAAGCTAAAGTTATTTACTAGCTTATATTTTCGGTTATCTGTATCATTAACTTTCTGGATGATAGTTTCCTCTTCCATTTTTCTCAAATGGTTATAAACTGTGGTCTTGGAAACAGAAAAAGTCTCCATCACTTTTGTGATAAGATTTTTATCATTCCGTTCAATGTGTTCAAGAAGATAGAGGCGTATTTTCTCACGCTGTTGTATGGGTAATGACATATCTTGCACCTACTAACACTTTTATTAATAGTATAGTACACCTGATGAAGAAATATGTAAAGATATATCGAAAATTTTTCCACTTATATTAAAAAATATACAAGGATGGATTACAAATGCAAGAAAAAAAGAAAACAGTATTTGGGCAGATCGCAAAACTAATCAATGTTAAGTCTATTGTAACACTGGTTTTGACTGGTGTTTTTGCTGCATTGGCGGTGAATGGGATTGTAACAGGGCAAGAGTTCCTAACCGTATTTACCGTCATCATTTCCTTTTATTTTGGCACACAGGCCAGCAGAGAGGGCGAGAAAAAGTGATTCTATGCCATAAGAGCAATTATCAGAAAGGCAGATCTGCAGCGATTTCCTATATTGTGATTCATTACACAGCCAACAATGGGGATACGGCCAAAGGCAACTGCAGCTATTTTCATAACAATGCAAACCTGTCAGCTTCAGCCCACTATTTTGTAGATGAAAGAGGCTGGGAGCAGTCGGTACCTGATGGAGACACAGCCTGGCACTGCGGCGCTACAAACTACAAGCATCCATCTTGCCGCAACGGCAATTCCCTTGGTATTGAGCTATGCAGCCGGAAAGACGACAACGGCAAGTATTATTTCCTGCCTGAAACAGTAGAAAATGCTGTCCGGCTTGTAAAGAAGCTGATGGAGCAGTACAGAGTCCCGGTAGAGAACATCGTTCGCCATTATGATGTGACAGGGAAGAACTGCCCAGCACCCTTTGTAGAGAACGAAAGGGCCTGGAAAGCGTTCAAGGAGGAGTTAGAGGACGATATGACGCAAGAAAAGTTTAATGCCATGATGGATACATGGCTGGCACAGAAGGCAAAGCTGGCACCGTTTGCATGGTCCAAGGAGGACCGAGACTGGGCGGAGGCCAATGGGATTATCCAGGGCGATGCCAATGGAGCTAAACGCTATAAGTCTTTTGTGACAAGGGAAGAGATGGCAGCGATGCTGCACCGATCTCAAAGATAGAAAAATTGCCGGAGAGGTTTATTCCTCTCCGGCTTTTTATTATTTCAAAGACACTTATTTATCTTCTTTACCGCTGCTATCTGGACGATTCACAATGGCGTCATAAGGATTCAAGACTTCAAGCGTTTGTGACCACATAAAAATACCTCCCTTAATAGAAGCCATTACAGTTTATTCTAATCTATTCTAAAAGTATCATACCAACTATATTGAATAAAGTCAATGCTTTTTACATTCTAAAGTTTACTACCATTATATGATGCCTCATCAGATTTTACTTTATCTAGTTTATTCTTGGCATTTATTATTTTCTTTTGTGCACGCTGTTTCTTTTGTTCACTTTTTTTACGAATTTTAACTAACCGTTTTGTCCAAGCGTTAAACAATCCAATGATGTTAGTGTAGTATTTATCACCAGGAGATTGTGTGTTGCATTTTGCAATATAGTAGTATAATAGCCAAATAACTGAAAGGAAGGATTGATGCAAAGACTGATAAATAATTTTTTCATCAGCTAAACGATATTGACAGTTCATTGCAAACCACTCTAAATCATTTAACAAGTTTGATATTTCACTCAAGAAATCCTGTTGTAGGTAAATACCATTTTGAATAATATACTCTTCATCGTCTTTAGAACGAGTAACATGGGCCGACCACAGTAAATCGCGTTCTAAAACAGAAGTACACCCGGACATCTTTGCATTTAAGATTGCAAAAGGGTCGATTTTTCGCAAAGTTTTGTCAACATCTGACAAAAGAATATTTTTATTGTTTAATAACCTTTCTAGTTCGGCAATGTTAAAAGAGGATAAGTTCTCCATTGGAAACCATTGTTTTACTTTTGCCTCTAAACCAGCGACGCGCATCGTCTGTGTAATAAAAGAATACTTGTCAATAACCTTTTGAGAATAAAACTTGGCCAAATTACAGGCCGCTTCTTTTTTTGCCCTTTTGCGTTGATGGCGATAAGCTAGAAACGCGCAGAAAACAGATAGAACTGTAACGATTAACATAGCAAATGTTAATTTTGTGTCGATGCTCCAACTTTGAGTATTTGCAGAAGAGGATAAAAGTTGCCGCATAATTACACTTCCTTTTCTTTCTTTCTACAAAGGCTGTTTTATTTGGCGTTAGGCGTTAAATTACTTATTTACTTCAGGATTATCAGTCCGGCCCAGGAGGTAGTCCACGGAACAATTAAGCTCGTCAGCTATGCGGGCAAGAGCTTCACCATTTGGGATAGAGCCATTTTTCCATTTTGTCGCCGTTGCAGAGGACAGGCCGATTGCTTTAGCTACGGTGTTTGGCTTGCAGCCCTTTCTTGCACACATATCATAAAGGCGTTCCCAAAAGGGCATTTCAGCACCCCCCAAAAAAATAGTAAAAAATTTTCGGAAAAGCTCTTGACAATCTAACTTAAGTTAGATATACTGTTTACTGTAGTTAAGACAACTACAGAATAACATAGAACGGAGGTTAAAGCAATGAGCGGGAAAAAGAAAAACCGCAATCAGGACCCAGCGACCAAACTGATAATCCTGATTACGGCAACCTTAAACCTGGTCAAAGCACTTATTGATTTAATCAGTAAGCTGACCGAGTAAAGCGGGGGGAGGAAACTCCCCTTGCTTAAAGGATAGCTTTTTCTTGTCTCTTTGTCAAGAACATTTATGGCTAATAAAAACGAGAAAATCATCATTTGTAGAATACCCTACTTTAATCCTGTCACCAAAGTCAAACACATAAACCTGCTCCATCTTTACTCCGTTTCCGGCTAACTGGGCGTGTTCTCTAAAATGTCACCAGGCTGACAGTCTAACATTTCACAAATACGAGAAAGGTTTTGGAAGGAAATTGCTTTTCCCTCCCTTAAAGACTGTATAACACCTTCAGCCAATAGTCCCTCTTTGCGCAATTTATAGGTGTTGAATCCACGCTCTTTTAATGCAGCCAAAATATCAA